TGGCAAATCAACACCACCTTCATAGCGATAAGCAGCAAAGTCAACAATGAACATTTCATGGTCAGCACGATCTGGAACCAATTCAACACCCAGATTGTTTGTTAATTCGCTGATGACGCTTGAGACAATCTTCTCCAGTGTTTTATTTCGCAAATTTGAAGCAATTCCTAATTTGATTTTAAGTAATTCCACTAACTGACCAGTGTCCATGTTATTCTTCCTCTTTCTTGGTTGCTTTCTTGCGCTTTGGCTTCTCTTCAGTAGCTTCTTCCACTTCTTCAGTGTTTTCTTCTGCTTCCTCAGTAGCTTCTTCTACTTTTTCAGTAGCTTCTTCTACTTTCTTAGTAGCTTTTTTTACTACTTCATCAGTGATAAAGATTGAACCTGCTGAATTAAAGCCTGTCAAGAGTCCTTTAACAAACTCTTGATCAGGTTCATAGCCTTTGCGTGGAAACACATCATCAATTTTATATTCATGTTGTTCTTCATCACGCATGTCCTTGAATGGACGGATTACTGTATAGGGCATGTGATACCTCCTTACGCTACAACATCAGTGTATGTGCCAAAGAAGCCAGCAGCTTCATCTACTTTCTTGACATCTAGACGGATGAAAAGCCCAAGCAATTGACCATAAATGTCATTGTTAACCCATTTAACCGATACTTGAAGGCGGTCAAACAATTTAACGAATTCAGCAACATCTCCAATAAAGAACTTCATGTCACCTTCATTGCCAAAGAGAGTGTCATCTACTGGATAAATAGTTTTTCCACCGAAAGAATAGCCTGTAGGGGATGTAACATCTGGTTGAAGCATGTATTTCCCATTTTTATCCTTGACCTTGTCAAGTGCTGCAAACATTGATTGAGTTACAACAATGCTTGCTTTGTAGATTGATTTTAGTTTCTTGTTGTAAATGTCCTTAATACCATCAAATCCAGCGGCATCTGCTTGAATTGCTGTTTTGAGGACAGCAGCTAGCAATGACAATTCAGTGTTTTCGCCTTGGTTGAATACTTCATCTTCTACGATTGACATGATGTCATAGTCTGCATCATCAATCATTTCTTGAGATACAGGGATGTATCCACGGTAAGTCTTGATTGAGTAATCAATTTCGCTGATGCTTGGTTTTCCAAGTTCAGGATTAATTTTCAATTCATCGGTTGAAACCATTTTGCCATCTGTTTTTTTGATAACTGGATATTTACCAGAACCACTATTTACTTGAACACGTTGGACAAGATCTAAAAGTGGATTGCGTGGCTTATCAAGGAAGTGAGGTTTCAATACTTCAGTTGGGATCAAAGCAGCACTTCCGGAGTCTGTTGTTTTAAGACCTACGATGTCACGAGTTTGACCAGTACGAATGAATTTAGCAATTGCGTCACGTTGTTCCAATTTCTTTCCTCCACGTTGCTCCCCGTCTGGATAAGTTGGGGCTTTCCGATTTTGCTCATCAACTTTTTTTTGAAGTTCTTCAATTTCTTCTTCAAGTTTTGCTTTTTCTGCTTGTTTTTCTTCCAATTCTTTTTGGATGTCTTCAAGGCTCTTTTCAACCGTTGAAACTTCTTCTTCAGTTTCAGCACGGTCCAATTTTTCTGCTTCGATTGCAGAACGTTCATTCAATTCTGTGATTGCTTCTTCCAGTTCAACAACCTTGCTTGCTTTTGCACGCATGCGTGCGCCATAAATCAATGCTTTATTCATAGCTTGTATTTCTCCTTAATTTTCATTTTGCGTTCATTTAACGCTTCACTGTTAGCACGTTTCAGACATTCAAAGTCTTTCTTGCGTGCAGCAATTTCAGTCTGTGGATATGCTGGGAACGTGCAAGGGCTGACTTCAAAGATTTCAAGCTCTAGCACGGTATCAAGATAAGAACCATCTTCACGCTCGATAGTGTCCACCTTAATAGGCATGAATCCAAAACTGCATCCAACAATATCCCCACGCTGTACACGGGCATAAGCTCCCATAGCGTCTGGATCATTTCTGTTGATGATAATGTCTCCATAAAGACCTTTGTCATCAACTTTGAGACTCACTGTGCTGTTTCCTGTGCGCCCTAAAACTAGATTGTGATCATGGTTGAACAATGCACGGATGTCAGCGTTCTTGATTGCTTCTTCAACTCCTGCACGTTTGATCACTTCAAAGTAGCCTGGCCACAGCTCAGTTTCTTCATCAAACCGGATGAAGTAACCACTCAGGATCAAGTCACCAGATTCTTGTTCTTCTCGTGTCTCAAATTGAGTAGCGATGTATGAATTACGTTTCTTCACTGGCATTTCCTCCTTCCTTATTTAGTTTGTTCTGATTGCCTAACTCACCTTGCGGCAGATAGTTTTCAAGAACAATAATTTCATCCATTTCAGGATCTGGAGTCATACCCACCCAATCTCTCCACTCGTTTCTACGCATTGCAGCACTGTTGGTCATTTGTTGGGCCACAGTTGAAAGCTCTGTAATGTCGTATGAGTACAATGAGCGTGGATTGAATTTGAAGTAGCGTGTGGTTGAAGTCAGTAGATCTCTTGTAAGTGTCTGAGTAATCGTTGTTGCGATGCTCATGATAGTGGTATTCACAAAGTTGTTGTATTCTTCTTTGTTGAAATCTCCCACACCTAACACAAAAGCCGGAACACCTAACATTCCAGCTACTGTCTTCTTATCAATTTCTACTGACTCATTCAAAGCTATGTCATTCAAACTTAATGGCTTCACTTGTTCCACTTCCAGCAAAGCTTCTGGAACAATCCAAGGTTCACCGGACTGGCTTGTGGTCAGATATTTCTTAGCAATTTTCTCACGACCTTCCACTGTTCCAAGTTCCTCACTTGATGAATCCACCTTGATAATAAGGCTTGGAATGTTTTTTCCATTCATGAAGCCCTTTTTGGTCTGTGTAGCCATGTTCAAATTGCGAACAATATCTTTCAAAGCAAATCTAAAACCGGTCCCAATATAAGGCCGGTCTGGATCAGGATTGATGGCGAAGTGGACCACTTCATCTGGATTGAAATCAGTGTCCCTAAAATGGATCATGTATGTCAGATCATTGCTTATGAACGACACTTCCGACATTGGGAATGGTCTGAGATTGCTGATATAGTCAGTCATTGGATCGTATTCCACATGTAGGACAGAATTCCCATCGCCAAATAGAAGTAAGTCCCTAACAATTTTGAAGATCCATGATTTTCTTGTCATGTGATCACAAGGGTTTATGTCAATCTTACGGGCTAACCCGTCCTTGATTCGTACATCACCGGATTCTGTATTCTCCATCAGCTGGATCGTCATATTTGAAACCATGTCAGCAATTTTATTGACTGCCATGATCACATCTGGATTCCTTGCTAGTGGAATATAGCCATCTCCATCATACATGATGCCTAAATCAGAATTTCCAAAGCTTGTGAGCATCGTCTGAGACTTCCCACGCTTGAATAATTTGTCAAAGATTCCCATATTTCTCACCTCCTTTCTATCTAATCAAAGTA